AGTTGCATCATCTATTAAATATTCCAATCCATTAGGCAATTCTATAATTGGTGTTTTTCTAAATGCCGCACCGACTAATGCATTCTTTGTACGACCTGTAAAATTAGTATACACGGCTCTTTTTATATATTGCTTGTATCTTATACTGTCAGTACCCATTGGATTTGTATCAGCGTCAGGTACAGGTAAATATTGTGCCTTCTTATCTTTTACCGCTACTGAACCATTGCAAGCATCTCTTGTCTTAATCCACTCATTTTTATATAAATCGTATGTCGGGTTGGTTGTATCTACTGGCATAATTGTACCTCTTTTTCAGTCATACTACTATTTATTAGTTAATTTGTAAACGAGAAGTCAACTTTTGCAACTGGCCTTACTATCGGAAACTCATATGCAATAGGATACGTTGTTGCGTCGTTCTGATGGTCTGTACCACTAGTCTTGTCGGGTTCACCGTTTTTATATGCTTGTTGTTCTAAACATTCTGCTGTTCTTGGGCAAGCACTATCGTTAATTTTTACATAGCCTTGATCTAGTGCGCGGTTCGTTGCCATTACTCTGTCACGTACTCTTGGATTACTTGGCTTGGCACGCACTACAAATCCAGCCTGTTGTAATAAGCTTATATCGCTAACACTTGCATTATTAGTGCTACGACCTCGACCTGATGCGTCTGGATACATATAAATTTTATGGTCACTATATTTTTGCTTTATTAATTGTATCATATTAGGTGTATCATACATATCGACTAATTCATCTACAGCGTGCCATGTTTTATTTCTTATAACATATACAGTTGCCGCTTGCTTAGTCACGTTAAAGTCACAACCAATATATAGTGGCTCACTATCACTTACGACTTCAAAGGATCTACAAGCAATCCGATCATATGCATTATAAACAGATCCACTATTAAGATTAACAAACTGACCTTCTAAATATGCCGATAATAGTTGTGGTGTGTATGTCTCTTTTAATCTATCTATGTAATCAGCAGGTAGATGCTTGCTGTTACTGCGTGTTGGTGCTGTTATTAATTTATACGAATCACTTGGACTTTTCTTCCATCTCTCATATACAAATCCAAATCCTTCTGGCGTTGTACCAACACCAACTGTATTAATGCCACTTTGTTTCTTCTGTCTGTTACGTGCAATAATTTGTTCCCAGCATCGCTGGGCTTTTAATTTAGGTAATGTATCAAGTTCATCTACGTAACTGTCTGACACCTCATAGCCAACTATACGTTCTGGTCTGTCTAATGTACGGAATATAATGCGCTTGCCTAGTACCTCAATATAATTACCTTGAGTGTTTAATTTGTATGGTATGTTACAACTACCAAGTAATTCACGCCATCTCGGATAGCATATGTCACGTATTAATCCGTATGTTGGCATATAAAAAGCTTGGTCAATTCCATCTGTAATTAACTTTCTAAGGCATCTCAGCATTAGTGAATGTGTTTTACCACTACCAAAACCACCTACAAAGGCTGGAAAGGGTGCGTCATTCATTATAAATTGCTTTTGTGGTATGCTTGCTGTTGTTTCTAGTATCATTCCGATAGATCTATTTCTTCGTCATCTACTATACGAAATCCAGTAAGTTGTACTTCGGCTTGTACTTGTTGAGCACTATCTGATTGTCCTAACCAATTTTGTCCTAACCATTTAAGCAAGCTTGGATTACCTTGCATTGCCACTTTATATTGTTGCCGACGTAACGACACTAAACCTGCGGCACGCTTTTCTTTAAAATAGTCCGTAAAACCTTTACCAATTTCACGCTTTAATCCATTATTTAATGTATCGTAATCCATACCCATTGCACCTGCTATTTCTGCACCAGTACATTGCAAAGCGCATAAATTATCAAGCATTTTATAATCTATAACTTTATATGGTCTGCCGTTACGCTTTGACTGGTTTTTCGGATTTAGCTTTGTCATCTATTATTGCTCTTTCGTTTATAAACATTAATGAAGTTATTGCATGGCTTATATGACTATAACCTGTTTCACTATCATACCTTTCACCCCTTTGATGTGCATTTATATGTCTTAATGCGGCCGCTATATATCTTTTTTTGTAGCCTTCAACATATAACCAATTATTGTCGTCATATTTTCTACTGCCAACACCAAGTACATTGCTAACCTCTAATAATGTATTTGGTGGCAACAAGTCCATTCTAGCTTTTCCACTATCATATTTTCTTCCTGCTTGTTTCATATTAGTGCTTTCATTCTTTTATAATTGTTAGTTCAAATCTGCAAGCATCAATCATATTAAGTGCTTGTGTATATGTACCTCGCCATGAATATATTTTTTGTATTGTTATTGTCTTACCTGACATATGCAAATAACCAGTAACGTGTTTTAATCTATAACCTTCACCAACTTTGGCATATTTACCTTCCGTTACTATATAATCATCACGCTTTATACGTCTTTGTTTATCTCTTTCTTTAAATCTAGCTGGTGCATATTCTCTCATTTTAGCGAATGTCTTTTCGCTCATGTTTAATGTTTTATATATATCTTTTATGTATGCCTGTTGTTCCCATAATTTAACTGCTTTATTGATTTCTTTATTGTCAGCATATCTTTTATAACGCTGTCGTATTGTCTTATTGTTATTTTTCTTAACTTTTGTTTTAGTGCGTCTGGGCAGTCCATTAGCTCTGTTTCTGTGCGCGTGTAATTGTAAACTAGCATATGTTACGCCTAAACGCTCTGCAATTAGTATAGTGCTAAGATCTGTGTGCCATAATTCTACAGCTTTACTATGTTTGTAGGCTGTCCATGTGCGTTTTTTAGGCATTATTTTTTATTATGTTTTTCTATCAGTTCATTTAATAATGTACTTTCATTAATAATATAAGCATTTATGACTGCATAACTGTGTGTACCAGCTGTACTTACTGCACTAAGAGAGAACACACCACCTAATATAGATCCATCATCAAGTACAATACAGGCATCACCATTCGATACCTCTACATATTGTATATAACGTGTGACATCGTTATTCATGGCTATGTTTTTTATATACTTTTTTCTTTTTTATTACTGGCTTTTGTAGTTTACCTTCATCAAGCCATAACAATATCTGGCAATATACGTTTGGTATTGGTGTAATTGCACCTTGGCAATAACGTATAATAGTGCTTCTATTTACACCTACAAACCTTGCAAAACTAGCAAAATTAAATCCGTGATTATTTATTTTAGCTTTAAATTCAACTGCTTCCATGTGATTGCTCCTAAATTGTGTAATAAAGCATTACAGATACAAATAACCATAATGCCTTATTCCTATGTTTGTAAAGATATTTATTCATCCTGCTAAACCTATTGCAAATAATGTAAATCCGAATGTTGCACCTGCACATAATATAAAACGCACTAATTCACGCAACATTGTCTTAGCATTTATGATAGCTTCTGCACGTTCCTTACGCGTTGCAAGATCCCAGTCTAGTAAGCTTATATTAAGTCTGATAGGCTCGTAGTAACAGTCGTAACAACTAACAACACCATCAGTAATGTTAGCGTCACGATTATCTATTATAGTTTTACACTTACTGCACTTCATTTTATTCACCCCACTTTCTAACATTGCCTTTGCTATCGATTACACGAAATTTTTGCACCCAAAAATCATCTGTCTCTTGTAAAAACAGCGAAAAGCCATCTTCGTCATACCACTTAGCTTCAATTACATATTCACGCCAAGCATCATTATAGCTTAAGTTTAAATTCTTAATTATACTCGTGATGTTGTTAAAATCATGTGCAGTCTCATCGTCATGCGCGTAATATACGAATGTGTCACCAAACTTGTAGCGCCATGCCTCTGGACACTCGCCCTCGCCGTTCCAAGTAGGCCAAGCTTTATTTTCCATTGCTTGTGTTTTTATTACTAATAATTTGTACATTTTATTTCCTTTGTTTAGGTGGCTTAATTGCCTGTATGACTTATTGTTATATTGTTGTACTATTGCTGTAAAGTAATTTTTTTACGCTGATCTGCTTCTAAGAGTTTATACGCTCTTGGATTGTATACCTCATCTAGTATTGCTGGCATAATACGGCTTTTATATTTTAAGATCTTACGTTTTGCATTCGAGTAATAACGTAAATATGCGAAGCGTGTATAACTGTGTTTGTATATATCTGGCATACATTGTGGTGGTGGTATAAACTTTGTATTTGCAATATTTTTAGGTGGATTGCTTAGCAGTGCAAGTAATTTTGTTTCTGTAGCATGAACTCTGCCGTAAATTTCACTATATATAACACAAAGTCTGCTAAATAGTAATTCGAGATAAGCATAATGTGTACTTGATTGCCTTACCCATACATTACTAGGGTGATTTACATACGCTGGTTTATAGATCTTGTCTGTAATATCGCTATCACAGCCATCTACGATATGGTGTGCGGTGCTTAATAGTTGGGCATACTCTAATATCATTTTTACAACGTGTTTATCACAGTGCATTGATGCGGCTTTTATAGGGCATTCGTCTAAATAAAATATATTCATTTTTACATCTCCCTTTAATTATATTGCTTTTTTACTTTTATATATTGCCATGAAATTACGTTATGAAAACTAATTGTATCATCATGCGAATTATATCTACTAACTTCACAACCCCAAAATTTAACACCATATTGATCAGTATGTATATAATAGAATGCATGGTATTCTTGACCTTCATATTCAAATATAAATTCTGCATCAGTGCATTTAATATTTTGCTCTAATTTGTGCATTAACATTTTAATAGTTATAGCTTTAAGTTTAGATTTATTTATTTTTGTTTGTTTAGTCATTTTGTTTCCTTTAATGGTGGCTTAATTGCCTTTTTTTACTAACCTTATATTGCTTTGTGAAATTCACATCTGTAACCTTGTGATTGTATTTCTTTTACAGCCTGCAACATTGCTTCGTAACTATCAGCACAATCGACTGCATATAACTCTACATTAATAATTTCTGCTTTTTTCATTGTAATAACTACAAACATTTATTTTCTCCTATGAGTGGCTTAATTGCCTTTGATGATTTTGTAGTATATTGATTGTATTTAGCTGTAAAGTAATTTTTTTACATCTTAATATTACGTAGCATTTTGCTATTTACTTCATATTCTTTTAAACGTCTTATTTCAGAAGTTTTAATTTTATTAAATGTAGTACCTGCCGCGCTACATGTACCTGTTACGCTTGCTGGTGTTGTGTTTAAAGCAAATGCAACTTGACTTATAGTCCACCATGGACAACGTTTAACTTCTTCATATATTTTATTAATTAGCATTTATAATCTCCAATACTGATACTGCTTTGCGATACATTACAACACGCCTGACATATTCTTGCTTAACGCTTTCCATTAAAACACCTGCAGATCTCGGCGCATAGTTGTTATTACTCTTACGCCAATTATTACACGCTAACTCTATTAAGTCTGCTGGATACTCGCTAAGATCCTCAATCCATTCTTTATCAATTTCATCTTGTACCGTAGGATTTGTATCGCGCTGGTAGTAACGACTTTCTAATATTTCAATCTTTCCTAAAATATATGTTGGTTCACTTGGTTGTAGTAGTGACAAATAATGTTCTCTGACTTGTATTATATTCTGCTTTTGCTCTATTGCATTGTTATCATCTTGCACACAATTAAATTGTCTAGGCCAGCCCACTAGCTTTATATTGTTCAAGCAACGCACCCCTTCGACTACGTCTTTGTTCGCTAATCTCTTTGAGTTTATCGGTATTATGTTTGACATTAGTTTTTTCTCCTATTTTTTCTATTTTCCATTGCACATTGTTTTGCAACCATGCACGCCATTGTCTGTTAAAGTCTGTTGATTTTGTTTGCTTGTCAGTATGATAGGCAATGAACTTTTCTAGTTGTAATTCTAATTCATCAGTTGTCATATGCTTTTCAATAAGCTTGTAAGTTTTAGTGTTTTTGTTTAGCTCCTTTGGTATAAAATTATTAATAATAATCTGGTTATGGTTATGGTTATGGTTATGGTTATGGTTGCTAGGGCTTTGCTTTGTTTTTGCTATAGCTTTGCTAGAACTTTTATTGTTACTTTTCATTGACTTAGCGTGACCACCCCTTTTTCCTGCATCAACACGCGCTTTATGCTTTGCATTTGACTTGTCATATTCTTCCATTAATCTTTTGTTATAATATCTGCCTTTTTTTATAATAAAAAATTCATCTAATATTGTTTGTATTGTAGCAATATCTTCATCTGATCTACAAAGACATTTACGTGCAATCCATATAATGTCGTTCGGTATTGTGCAACCTACTGTAGTCCAACATAAGCTTAGTAATCTGTTATATGCACCAAACTCTGCTAATGTAAGATGCATTGTTTTGTAACCCATATCTTTTGGAAAGTAACAGAAATACGGTAATGTCATTTTTAATCCCTTTTTATTTTTCTATCTATTGTTGTACTGTAGTTGTCTATAATTATTTTTGCATAACCACCTTTACGTCTTTCTAACCAATACAAGTTTAGTTCTTTAATTAGGCTATCATCTACAATTACAGTACCAGTTAAAACATCTTGTATGCCTTTTGCATGATTATCAAGATCTCTACGTCTCTTACAAGGCGGGCTGAGTGCTATAATTAATTTAATGTCGTAATCTATAAGACTATCGTAATATTGTTCTGTCAGTGCTGTAGTGGCTTTTCTGTACCATTCTCGATATCTCTTTGACTTTATACGACGACGACCATGATTTGAATACATGGAATTTACAGATATTGGAAATGGCAAGATTAAATTAAGCATCAGGCTGTATGTCCTTTATATTAATGCCCCATTTACTTGCTTGTGCAATAATTAGTTCACAGAGTTCGCTGTGTTGTTCTTTGCTCATATTGCTTGTACTTGGATTAAGTGGCAACATACCACCATCAAGATCTGGCATAAATTGTGTTTTGTACAGACTTGCCGCAAATAATTGCTTCCAATTCTCAGGACTATAACGACCACCAATGTCGCTTATAATCCATTCATTTCCATTCCACCGTATTTGTTTGCTTATGATTGTAAGTAGTGCCCACATTAGACTATTCTGGTCTGTAGTGCGTTTATTACGTTTCCATGTAATGTAAGTGCCAGTTGGTGCTTTTTTAGTCAGGTCGAGTGCTTTTAACCTTTCAACCTGACTATTAATTTGTAATGTATATTGCCCCATTTTTAAAATGGTATATCATCGTCAAGAGGATAATCTGTTGTTATTGGCTTATCAGGTAATGTTGCAAGTCCTGTACCACTGTTATTGTTGCCTAACAATTTAATTTCACCATTATAACGTTCTAGCACAATCTCAGTTACATACTTATCACCGCTATCGGTACTGTATTTGCGTGTTAGCAATTTGCCTTCAACGTAGATCTTAGAACCTTGACTGCTATAACTTTCCATTAACTTTATAATATTTTCATTAAATATGCTAATTTTATGCCATGATGTTTTTTCTTGCTTCTCACCAGTCTTTGACTTCCACCGTTCATTAGTTGCTAGTGTGAAACTCATATGTTTATTGCCGTTGCTAAAAGTGCGTACCTGTGGCTGACTTCCTATGTTTCCAATTAAAATAACTTTATTAACCATTTTTTTCTCCTTGTGTTTGGTTATTCCATGAAATTATTGCATTTTTTTTCTGTTCTAATTCTAATAATAATTTTTCAACTTCTGTATTAGCACATTGTATTTCTTCTAACATATATTTTTGATATTCTATATCTGGAAACACTCTAAGGCGCGCTAATTGTAATCCAACTGGAAAGCGTGGATCATAAGAAACTATGTCAACCCATTCTTTTTTAGTTACCATTAGTTGATGCTGTAATTGTGTTTTATATTCAACTGCGTGTGCATTTTCTTGTAAATAGCTGACGTGCTTATGCATTGCAGATGGACATTTAATTTCTACTAATCCATCATTATCAACTAAACCATCTGGCGAACACGTTATATAATCGTAGTTAGGGTGAGTTACCATACCTACTTCTTTTACATTTATATAACCAAACTCAAATGCGTAACAATCTCTTGCTTCAGCCTCTAAGTCTGTTCCACGTTGCATAGCAGGGCTAGTATATGTATTTTGTTCGACATGACCAGTCATGCGTTCTAGTGCTAATTTTACAATCATGTTTTTACGAGATGTACTATAGCCAGATTTTGTCTTAGCTAATATGTCTTTAATACGAGATGCAGTAAAATTACCGCACCTCGCTTCGAACCATTCTTGGCTACCTTGTTCTACATTATGTATTTTCATTATTATCTTCACTTTTTAACATAGATCTTTTAGCTGTAAGATATAAACTACGTAATGTAGCTTTGCTGTCACTAGGCATTTTTGTATGTCTTATAGTGTTAGCTATTGCATCTAATTCTTCTATTGTTACTGCTTGATAAATATTTTTTATCAATGGTTCAGTATCAAAGTCAGGTTCTTGCTCTTTTGCATCATGTGACTTATTTCCATCATCGTCCTCAACTGGCATATTAAGTAGTGCTGATATTGCATTACGTCTGCAATAAGTAAAGGTTGACATTAACACGTGTATGTCTTTGTTTTTAAGTGGTGCTTCTGTATCTGTTTCGTACCACTCACTACTTTCACCATGCGTTAATCGTGTGACTACTATGATTGTTTGGTTTTTAGTTATGCGTCCAAGCTCTTGCTGTATACTTAAATCATTATCAACAAGCGGTTTATTAGACGCATTAATAACTGAACTGAGTGTCGCATATGTTGATTTGTAATGTGGGTTTTTGCCATCTTTCTTAGCACCCGTGATAGCATTACTAGCGGCTGTCACCGCTGGTGCTATGTTCTTTGTTGTTTCTGATGTTCGCATATTTAATCTCCTATTTTTATGCTATGTAATTTTTACAGGAACTAAGTCAGTTCCATGTGTTTCTGAATTATAGTGTGTTATGTACCACTTACCATCACGACCATAATGTTTATGATAATCGGCTATGTAATTGTTCCAATTATCTCGTGGTATTTCAATATGTTTTGTTGTTTCGTTATAATTATAATAGCTGTTTGCTGGTTCGTACTGTACCATTTTGCACTCCTATATCGCTAATGCTTGCGCTAAATGTTTAAAATAATGTACAATATCTGCATTAATAAAGTCTAATTCTACTAATGTATTGTAAATTTGTTTTTGTTCTATTTCATTAGTTCTTTTCATCTCACTAACTACTGACTTGATTGGTATTAAATTTAAACCACTTTTACCCTCGACTTCTAATAGTTGAAATATATCAATATTTTTTTCTTCTATAAATGTATCAATAAATTTATTAAATCTTTGGTTTTTTTGGCTTTTATTATAAACTTGTATAGTCATTTTTTACTCCAGTAAATGGTTGCTTAATTGCAATATAGTTACACCTTAAATTGTATTTTTAGATCTGTAAACAAAATAATAGTAATTTTTTTACTTTACTTCTACGAATAAATAAATTACCCTACAACCATTACTAGGCGATTTTGCCACCAAATATAGGAGTTAGTAATATGAATAGTTTAGTTATAGATTATGACAAACCTGAGTATAAACGTCTTTATGAAGTTTATTTAGAGAAATTTAAACTTAGGCAAAACAAAGGTTCACATGGAAAAAAAGATAGTGAAAGACAAAAGACATATGCCGCTGAAAGTATATATCGCAAAGCAATGAATATTAAATGTACATACCATGATGTTCGGCTTGATTCTGGAGCTTATAGAAATAGTGCATACGAATTTCACAATAAAATAGTTAATTCTAAAACATGGGCAAACCACACTAAATATCCAAGCATTAAGCCACGAGCTACATTTTCTAGCAGACTAAGGGGTGCTAATGCAAACCGATATAGGGTTTTATATGGTGGACTAAGAGACAAAACTACAATAATACATGAACTAGCGCATAGTATAGGCAATCACCATCATGGCAGATCGTTTAGACAGTCACAAGTTATGCTAACAGGCAGGTTCTTAGGATCTGAACATAAAAAGGCACTCATGAAAGCTTACAAAAATGCAGGGCTTAGTTATGGTAAAGAGCGCAAACCAAAGACTTTCGAAAAGTATATCAATAATTATATTCACATGACGACTACACTAAATCATCACAACAAGAAAGGTTAATACAATTAACACCCTGTTTTCGGGCAGGGTAATAATTAAAGAGAAACATTATGACTAAGATTAAAACAGTTTGGCAGAAACTTATAAAAACAGCCGCTAACAATTATCAAGATAATATGGTTGATTCACTCTACGTTGCAAAAGACAAAATTAATTGCGGTGATGAACCACTATCAGACGCTTTTGCAATATTAGCAATAACAGCGCGTAATTTAAAAGACACTAAATTACAGAGAGCGACACTACATGATATAGAAACTCAAACACCAGATAGGCTACAAGATCTAATTGAAATGGCGCTTAGCTACGACAAAAAGAGTAAAGAATTTAAATTAAATATATAAAGGTAAAATAATGACTATTACGATAAAACAAATAATCGAACAATGCGGTGGAACTAAACTGTTAAGTAAGAACTGCAATACACAATCACAAAGCGTAAACAAGTGGAAATACAATAATGGCATACCAGAAAAACATTGGAGTACGATTATGAAATTATACGGTGCAGATCTAACGCCAGCAATATTACATGAGCTAAATGAAAGTATTAGAAATGATTGAGCAGATTAAAGACAAAACAGGTGTTATTACATTTTACACTAAACATCCTTACTATAATAAATTTAAGTATCGTAACGCCGTTATACGAGGTGACAAACGTGATCAACATAAGTGGCTTGTTAAAGTAAAGAAAGACATAACAAACGCGTTAGGCAGTAACTATGAAATTTAGTGAGCACCCTGATTACATTAAATACAAGCCATTAACTAAAATGCAGTTTGGTAAACTACTTATTGAGCAAGATGGTAAATGCGCAACCTGTAAAGATCCTTTGGTATTTAAACCAAGGCACATACGAGAAGAACACTTACATCAACGTGCGTTAGGCGGCAAACATGAATTGAGAAACATTTCACTGACTTGCATAAAGTGTGCAATCAAGAAAGATAAAGCAGACAGTTTAGCACGTAAAAAGTTACGCTCGCTACTTAAAACAACAAAGAAGTCACAGAAACCTAAGCAGAAAATACAAGGTCGTACTAAAATACAATCAAGAGGGTTTAAAAGTACTTACAAACCAAACATACGGGAGATCGATTAATGCCTTTTATACAAACATGGAATTGGATGGACAACATAGACGAATATATGGACATCTACTTTCTTAACCAAGAATGCGTACACGATGACGGTGAAGTCAGAAAGTACAAGTTTCATTTGTTTAGACGTGATGTTTATACTAACAAATTTAATTTTATTGAGACATTAAACTGGTGCTGTTATACACATTATGGCGCAGACAAGGCAACTGAGTTCTATGCGATCTGTGAGAAACATGAAGTAAACTATAAACAAGCCGCTAGCGTGGCCGAACGGTTGTTCGGTGTACCTCGCCGAGCTTAGAATGATATGTAATCACTTTAGCACCTCTTGCCGATACCCAACCGCCTCTGGCCGCATAAGCGTCTCTGGCTGATAATGTTGGGTGTTGCTCGACTATAGCACCTGCATCTTCAACTGTACGTTCGTGGTGCATATGGCCAGTGTGAATGTAAGCCTGTGTTGCTTGTCCCCACAACTTACGGAAACGTGGTTCACTAGCAAACAGCTTTGGCAGTTGTGCCATTCTTTTTTTATGCCCATGATGAAAGCCTAATAAGATCTCACCATGCAGATGTGCGTAATATGGGAATTCATTATCAACAACATTAACTCTGTCATCTTTACTAAATACATATTTAATATGCTTTCTAAGCCAAATCGAACCTGACATATCATGGTTGCCTTCGGCCTGTACTACTACAACTTTACCAAATTTCTTTAGCATCATATGAACCGCTTCCGTCATTATCTCGATTGTTAGCTCAACAAGTTTACTATAGCGCGTATCAGCATCAAGAATATGCCCTGACATCGGCGTGATAGCCGTTATGCCATCGAAATGTAGAAAGTCACCTAATTGGCAAAGCACGCCTGTATCGGCTTTAGGTGCGGCTTCTATCATATCTGACACTGCATTAAGAAAAACACGTTTAGATATATTTACATCCCAATCGTCACCTGTTTCAGCTTCCCACGCGTACATCCCTAAGTGAAAGTCAGTAATCGTAATTAATGATAATAAGTCTTTATCTGTGTGCTTTACTTTAGGGCTTGGCTTAAATGGCTTATAGTTTTTATGCGTTTCTTCAATCGCTTGTAACATAATCTCATGTTGACGCTCTTTGTCACCAACCGTCTTAACCCACTGTCCTGTTGGCTGTCCATTCGCATTGTAATAAGTGCTTACGCCTTTGACTTGAAATCCGTCTGGTGCAGTAGCAGTCATATCATGCTCTGGTGCATAGCCTTTGCGTGCGGCTCTTGCTTTAACTGCACTACAAATTGTGTATATAACTCTGCTAGTTAATCCAAAAGATGCGGCAATTTCATCAACCGTTTTATCTGCAATACGTTGATTTATAACAGTAGTCTCACGCTCAGTAATACAATATTCACTAAGTTCCGACCAATTTACTTTGCTTTTCTTTGTAAAACCCATTTGCTTCTCACTTCTTTCTATGCTAACGAAATGGAACAAGGTTTCTTATCCCCTATTTCCTTGTAGCAAACTTAGAGGCTACTTAATTGTGGCCTCTTTTTTTTTAGTTGAAAGTGTGGCATATCAATAAATGATTTCCATAAACCACCCCATTCTAGTTGAACACCTAATTGGCTGGCTGATTGTAGCATAGCTGTTGCAACCATTGTTAAGTGTTGTTCGTTCCAAGATGCTTTGCCATCAACATAAGCATATACGTCTAACGCCTCACCTGTTTGGTGTGCGCTAATCTTTTCATATCCATCGCACTTAGATAAGCCAGCTGTAAATAGTTCATATTGCTCTGCTTGTGTACGCAAGCCACCATGCAGTGGTATGCCAAAATCAATCTTAGTAATCTGTATAGCAAGCCTTGCTACTTTGTATATATCGGGGTCAACACCAAGCAGACGATTGCTACTACTTTTGCTAAATCTAAATGGCATTACTCGCCTGTACTTTTGTAGGTTTTGATAGCTTTTTCTACTGATCTACCACCAATATAACCACCTACGCCTAACGTGATTAAGTTCCACAAGCTTTGATACTCTTTTTCTGTCATGCCTTCAGCCTCAAAGCCAAGAAAACGTGCTACAACTAATCCCGTAAACGTAAGCATAACTAATGGCCGCCAATTAGCTGTCAACCAATGTTCTGAGCTTGCTTCGCTGTTTACGATCTTGGCCTGTCCCATAAGCAACTCTGTGTTGTACTCATGCACCCTGTCCATCGCTCGACCTTGTACCTCAAGTAATAGCCGCTTCTGCTCAAGCTTTTCTTCCTTAGACGTATGTAAGTTGTCTATTAGTTCCGTAGCAGGTTTAAATATTCCTGCTATAAGTTCTGTTATACCAAGGCTCATTTATCGGCCTTTGCATCTAACTTTTGATCAATGCTATCTAACTTGGTAAATAATCTTTCGATTGTGTTAATAAATTCATCACGCTTTACGTAATTACCCGCAACAGCAACCTCTATGGCTGATAGCTTTTCATTAATGTCTTTATCAGTTCGTTCTAGTTCTTTTACACTATTGTAAATTGACGATATAACTGCGCCTATAATAACGCTTAGACCGCCTAATAATACGTTTATGAGATTTTGTTCCATAATGACCACCGCTCGTAGCGACCTAGTAACAACTTATACGCTATGTAAGGTATAGGAAGTCTAAATCTAAATATATAAATTGGGTCATTGCACTCTAAGTAACAACGATTAACCCACTTACGTAGTTTTAAATCTATGAAACGTCCCTGACTTTTCACTACTATGTGTTTGGCTCCGCCAACTCTAACTGAGTATAAACTTGTACGTCTGGTCAATAACGAAAACAATGTCTTTTTTATACTGTTATTGTTTAATAAATACATTGCTGTGACTGCAAAGTCAAATTGATCGCCAACATATTGTTTATCGCCATTAGGCTTTACAATTTCCCAACCATTGACTAGCTTATGTCCGTCAACTTCTTTCCACTTCTTCGTAAAAAATGTAATATCAATCATTTAGCCCTACCTTTACTACTACATACTACCTTTACTACTACATAAGATCATTATGCTTCTAATGCCTCTAGTCTTGTTTCTAGTGCTTCAATCTTAGCAATAGCATCTTGCAATGCAGACGTTAGCAACGGCACTATCTTACTTTGGTCAATACCTTGATAATCTGGCACTTGCCTTGTTGCCATAACTTTTTCTGTTGTTTCGCGCCATAGTTGACCTTCCTCAAGTTCATCTGGCTTCTCAACATCTGAGCTATGTATTACTTCATCAATAGCAGGGGTTAGCTCTTGCTCTTGCTCCTCATAAGTAGCCTCAACAGCAGGTGTAACAAGTTGCTCACGTTCTTCTGTTACCGCTTCAATTGCAGGTGTAACAAGTTGCTCTTGTTCCTCTGTTATCGCTTCGACAGCAGGTGTTAACTCATTTCCATCATCGTCATAGGTAGCTTCAACAGCAGGGCTAATCTCTACTGTGATTGTTTCATAAACAGCATCAACGGCAGGGCTTATTTCTACTGTTACAGTTTCATAAACGGCCTCAACAGCAGGTGTTAGCTCAACTTGTATTGTCTCATATGTAGCCTCAATAGCAGGGGTGTATATGTCACCTGTTGCTTCGCTTTCAACATACTGTTGGTCTTGCATTGCATCTTTATCACCTACAATAGCTTCTGGTACTACCTCTTGAGCCTCATGTGCTATAAATCCATCTACTCTGCCGCCATCATTAACCCACTCAAAGTTACAGGGCTTAAGTGCTTTAACTCTATCAATACTACCTTGCATAGGCTGTATATCAGTCTTGAGCCTATAGTCTGAGCTAGTTACATAAAAAGTTTGTGTACCTGTTGTGTTAATCTTACCTACTTGCCCATTAACATTTTCAAAACTAATATGCGTTCTAAGTGAGCTACTACCTGAGTATGTTATCAATGCAGGTGTGCTACTACTTTGCACGTGGCTTTCAATAGTGCCACCACCAGCAGGTGTTGCGTTACCAACATTTAAGTTAGTTGATACTGTAACACCACCTGTTACACTGAGCTTAGCACTCGGATTTGCGTCTCCTATGCCTACGTTACCGTTGCTATCAATACGCATACGTTCTGCGCCTGCTGCTTTAATAACAGTTGCAAAACCACCATCATTAGCATTTAACGTTAAATTAGAATTATGCGCTTGTATCTCCGCAGGATACATATGCGTTCTGACTGCATCTGTATCGTTAGTAATTCTTATTGCCTCTGTAGAGGAGTTTGCAACAGTTGTTTGTAGCTTTACAGATGGTGACGTAGTTCCTATGCCCAAGCGGCCATAATTATCAAGACGCATACGTTCAGTTACAACATCATCTACACCGCCATTATTTTGCAATGTACCAAATCTAATGCAACTATCGGGCGTTGTGTCTAATGCGTTTGCCCTAATAAATGCAAGCACTTCATTACCATCTTCAGATGTATCATTTCCTTTAAAATCAATACCGCCAATCAACTCATTAGCGCTTATAGATGTAATAGAATTTTCTAGTGTTAGTGTAGAGCCACCGCTTCTAGTAGCATTTAGATTACCTGATGGTATACTAACGTCACCGCCTGTAGCAATCGTTAATCTTTCTGATGCGGCGGCAGTCCCCTCACTGATTGTGAAAGACGTACCTAAGTTTCCTGATATACCTGCTTTCCATTCTGCTGTAGTTACATTGTTTCGTCCAAACGTAACATTTGGCGCACCATTTCCCCTTAGATGAATACCTGTGTAGTTTGTAGGATTAGCAACCTCTATACCACCTGTTACATCTATACCACCTGCAAAGTAACCTTTACCATCACCTTTAATCGAATGACGTAATGTACCACCTGCACTGTACTTACTAAAATAACCGCCTGTAACAGCACCACTTGCCGCATGGTCTATACTTATTATACCGCCATCGCTTTCAAAGTTAGTACCGCTAGTAGCAATAGCAAGACCTTTAGATGTATTAGAAGCACCTGATGTAGCAACATCTATAGCACCTGTTACATCTATACCAGAAGATGTTGTCTCAAGTTTCTTAGCGTTGTCATAATATAAATCAACAGAACCATTAGCAGTAAACTGTGCCATTTTCTCATTGTTTGCGGCATTATCAATGTGTACTGTATCTGACCTTATATCGAGAAAACCTGTACTATTTGTGATAATACTATTTGTGGCATTATGTGATATTTTTAAATCGTTACCCGTACCAACTCTTATTTCACTATTGTCTGGTAAAGATATATTACCACTTGCCTCTATATTACCTGTTACATCTATATTACCTGTGCCTATAATATCGTGTGAATTAAGCGTTAAGTCTCCACCTAACTCTGGTGACGTGTCGTCTACTACATTTGTAATACCACCACTTGCAGTTGCACTAATAACACCACCTGCGGAAATTGCCACATTTGCACCTGCCGATATTTCATCTAGTGTTACATCTGCACCTGTAGCTATTCCGTCTAATTTTGTATGGTCTGCATCTGTAAATGCGTTTGTATTACTGTTACTTTCATACGCTGTTTTGATTTGCGCGGCTGTCTGGTCTGCTGTTGCACCTGCTTCAATACCATCAAGCTTTGTGCCGTCTGTCGCTAAGTCACGACTATCTACTGTGCCGCCAACAACTATATTTCCAGATACATCTAATACGCCATTCACATCTACTGTTGTGGCCGCTATTTGTATCTCTGTATCAGCCACTAAATCTAATTGTCCATCTGCACTAGAATTTATATAAATAGCACTATCTCTAAACTGTACTTTCTGTGCTGTTGTAACTTCTATGTTATTACTGCCTGTAGTATTACCAAGCCCTAGTACCTCTGATAAGGTATCTGCTGTACCTACCTGCGCGTCTACATATGCTTTGATTGACTGCTGTGTAGCTAGTTTTGTGGCACTATTTGATGCCATATTATCTTCGTCGGCAATGTCTGTAATTGTAACTGTGCCTGTACCTGATAGTCCATCAAACTCAACAGTTCCAGTAACGTCTATGCCTGATGCCGATACGCTTACACGCTCTGCACTAGCCGTCTGTATACTTATTGCACTGCCATCAATTGTTAAGTCGCCTGTGCCTGTATCTCGTATAAAACTACCTGAACCACTATGATATATTTCTAGGTCATTACCTGTGCCAAATCGGGCTTTAGCATTATCAACAAAGTCAATGCCATTACTGCCAATACTCGCAAGAAATTGCTGTATAGATTGTACTGATGTGCCACCAGATGTTGTATAACCTGTCGCTGAATTAACAAACGTGTCTAATCTGTCCTCGTTAGCCTTAAACCTTGGAACGGCTTGGTCTAGTGGTAATTCTGCCATTTACTTGCTCCTAAATTGCATCGCCATCAATATCTACAACACCTGTAAGATAATCATTATCTTGGGTATAGTATTTGTCACTATAATTAACAGCTGTTAGTCTCGACGTAAAGTTATCGTTTGCTTGCTTCTCTGTGACTAAGAACGCTGTGCCTCTTGCGTCATTGCTTGCTACTATATTATAACCTGTTCTAGCGTATTTATTTTGGTCTGTGACTAAGCTCAATCTAGGTGCATTAGCCAAAACAACTTTATTGTCTGCTGTACCTGCTGTAATGCCAATGCTTTCTACTGTACCATCGATATGCTGTAAGAATATAGTATATGTAACACCGCCACCTGCAAAAGTAACATCTTGTGATAAGGTTAGCTCTAACACATTAACAGCTGTCACTTCGCCGTCTTGTGTGCCAGTTCGTGTATTGTCTGCAACTAAAATCCTATCATTTGTAACTAATAAGTCTGCTTCTTGCGTTGCCTCGAAGTCAACCAGTGTATTTTGATACTGTATTTTATTCCAAGCTCTGTTTGCTGCAAAGTATGCTTGCACGCCGTTTCTTACTCCAACGCTTTCTATCTTATCTGGATTTGTTGCAGACTGGTCACTTGGGATATTTATACTTATTAAAGCATCATCAACTGGACTAGCATATACAAACTCTATGCCATCGTGGTCACTTGTATTGCCAAATCTAACTGAACGTGCTTCTGACTGTGGTAATTTGTTTCTATGATTAAATAATAACACACTGTCGTCTGTTTCCTTCTCGAAGCTCAACTTTAACTTGCTGCCTTGCCTGTATGCCTGACTGTAAATTGCTGTTGCTATAGTTTGTGCAGTTTCCTCGAAGCTTAAATTATCAGCGTCAAACGTGTAATTGAACTCTGATGCTTTAGTTGTCCCAAAGTAATCTGAAACGCTCTCAGCTGTGCTTAAAACGCTTTCTAGGTCTACTTCTGTCAATAATCTGCGCCCAATGTAAGGGTCAACACATATATTAGTCAATATTTGTGCCGCGTCTGTCGTCGCATACTTACTAACACCAAGTTCTTGCGCTTTAATTTTTAGGTTACGCAAGACAAAGAATGTAGTGCTCTGCGTACTATATATAACAACTCTACCTGCTGTACTTGCTGTATGTGTTAGTGTTACTGACCTAGCACCTGCTGTAACAGTTTCTACATTTGACATTGGTTGATTTGAGTTATCTAGTATAACAACGCTAACAGACGTGCTAGTTGATACTGATAGCAAGTCAAAGTCTACAACAGTTACATAGCCTGTGTTGCCATATTCAATAGGCACGCTAACGCCATAAGAACCAGTATCATTAGCAACCTTAACGCCGCCATATTGATAAGTAATTACGCCGCCATAATAACTATCTGCACTAATAGTCTGCGTACTTGGGTAATCCTCGCCACTAACCTGCATATCTGTTACAGTAAAATATGTGTCATTATTGCCACACTGTAATAAGACAAATGGATTTGCCTCTGCGCTTGTTGCAGTTAAGGTATATGTCGCTGTACCATTAGTTACTGTAGCTGTATTAGATATAAAGCTTGTGCCATCGTGAAGTCCAATAGTCACTGTAGTTGCTGTTGTCTTAGTATTATCCAGTGTAAGTGTTACTGTAATAACCTGCCCATTACTGACGGCATCTAAATCAGCATAGCCACCATAACTACTACCATCTGAACTAATAGTCACATTGTTACCTGCAACCTTAACCAAGCCGTTGCTGTGACTTGTCCATGTCATAGGAAATGTAAATCGGTCATATTGTATTCTAGGTAATTTACGTGTCACTTCCATATTGAGCTTACGTGACTTAACAGCTAATGCGCCATCAGTAGAATACGTTACTGATTGCACTGTAGTTACATCACCAAAGTGCTGCTCTGTCACTGGTGACATTGCATATAAATCACGCCACTTTACCTCATCAACTACGCTACCTTCAAAGTTAGTATCACTGTTTGTAATGCGTTTAACTCGTACCCTGCAATATCCTGTAAAAGTAGGATTTATTTTCATAGTCAAAGCACGTGTACTCTTGCTGCTACTTGAACCTAATACTGTGCCTGTAAATGTTTCTACCGTACCTGTTGGCGTACCAGTTGCACTTGTTTGCTCGACTTGCACCTGCACTGCTATGTTGAACGCATATTGCTGCTCGCCATCGTCTTTATATAACCCCTGCAATGCAACCAAGTTAATGTATATCTTATCAAGGTCTGCAACCAGCAAGTTAAACCAGCCTATAAAAGCTTCGCCTGTAGAATACATATAAGGACTAAGTAAACCTGTTTCGTCTGCGGGGTTGTCATAGTCATCTAATTTGTTCCAGTCACTATTTACACTAGCAGGATTACTTAAACTAACTGTTGTTGATGTTACACTTGATATTGTATAGTCACCTGCTAGATTAACAGACACAATGCTACCAAGATTTGTTAAAAATACATTCTTTGTGCCTGTCTCGTTTGCGGCAAACTCATTTTGTATTTGCCCCCAATTAGCGTTAATACTTTCTGGATAGTCTAATGTTATTGTTGTACTTGTAACAGCTTTAACAACATAATCACCATTAAGATTTAATGTGCTATTATCATCTGTTTGAAACAATGCAAAAGCAAGTCTTATACTATCATTAACGCTAAAATCATTTGTTGCATTACCAGATGTATATATTATCTCGCCATCAAAGCCATTAGACGCTATTTTACATTTTACATTACGTGTTAGTTGGCTACCTGCTGTTCCAACCACTGCTGTATAACTAGCATTAGTTACTGTTAATGTTGC